AGATGCTCAGCAGAATCCCCCACATCCTGAAGGAGGTGTATTCAGACAGGCATCCCACCTGACTTCGAATGATGATTATTCATCACTATAGAGAGCAATGATTCTAAGTGTCATATGAAAGTTCCAATTGATATATATCAAACAAAATAACCCTGATTAATGAATTATTACGTTTATCATGTTAACTCATCATTATTACATCATCATTGTAAATAATTAAATTAACTTCCATAACATTAAAATATGTATCCACTGACGCTTTTTTACATAACGAAGAATTGACCATTTTGTCCTGTTGTGCCTTAATGTAAGTACCGTCCACGGCGTGGGACATACTTCAAGGAACCTTTTGTGAGTCAGGCAACCAGTATGCGAAAACGACACCGATTTAACAGTCGCATGACCCGTATCGTACTGCTCATCAGCTTTATCTTCTTCTTTGGCCGTTTTATCTACTCGTCCGTCGGTGCCTGGCAGCACCATCAGAGCAAAAAAGAAGCTCAGCAATCCACACTCTCCGTCGAATCACCGGTACAACGTTAGCGGTTACCTTCTCCACTCTCACAGAACATAACGGCACCTCGCTGTCGGATGCTTTTGCTCTTTGAGATTATCAAAGCGGCAGATATTCTTTCATCTTAAATTTTACGTCTTTGTTCTGACTGAAGTTCATCCTGTTCGGCTGCGAAATAAATACATCATTAATACATATGTTGTGATGATGTATTTTTATAAATTATTTCCCGCATGAATTTTAATAAATTTAATCTATTCCTTTATACGCAATACATTTACTTTCCTCTTTTGATGATCTTAAATGTCTCATTTTTCGTAATGTGTATAACAAGGAATAGTGATGAAATTTAAAAAATGTCTTCTGCCTGTGGCAATGTTAGCGTCATTCACTCTGGCAGGATGCCAGTCAAATGCTGATGATCATGCTGCCGATGTTTATCAAACCGATCAACTGAATACCAAACAAGAAACTAAAACCGTTAATATTATTTCCATTCTTCCCGCAAAAGTTGCCGTAGACAACGCCCAAAATAAACGGAACGCACAAGCCTTCGGCGCGCTTATTGGCGCTGTCGCTGGCGGTGTTATCGGCCACAACGTCGGGTCTGGCAGCAATTCCGGAACGACGGCAGGTGCAGTTGGCGGCGGAGCTGTAGGCGCGGCAGCGGGTTCGATGGTGAATGATAAAACCTTAGTGGAAGGTGTTTCTTTAACATATAAGGAAGGCACCAAAGTGTATACCTCCACCCAGGTGGGTAAAGAGTGCCAGTTTACGACAGGTTTAGCCGTTGTTATTACCACGACGTATAACGAAACGCGTATTCAGCCAAATACCAAATGTCCTGAAAAGAGCTAATAATCAGGAGGAGTCATGAAGAAAGTTTTTCTTTGCGCCATCTTAGCCTCCTTAAGCTATCCGGCTATCGCCTCATCATTGCAGGATCAACTCTCGGCTGTCGCAGAAGCGGAACAGCAAGGTAAAAATGAAGAGCAAAGGCAGCATGACGAATGGGTCGCGGAGCGCAACAGGGAAATCCAGCAAGAGAAGCAACGTCGCGCAAACGCCCAGGCCGCGGCTAATAAAAGAGCGGCAACGGCAGCGGCGAATAAGAAAGCTCGTCAGGATAAACTGGACGCCGAAGCCACTGCGGACAAAAAACGCGATCAAAGTTATGAAGATGAGCTACGCAGCTTAGAGATTCAGAAACAAAAACTGGCGCTGGCGAAAGAAGAAGCCCGCGTCAAGCGCGAAAACGAATTTATCGATCAGGAACTGAAGCACAAAGCTGCGCAAACCGATGTGGTGCAATCTGAAGCTGACGCAAACAGAAATATGACTGAAGGCGGTCGCGATCTGATGAAAAGCGTGGGTAAAGCAGAAGAGAACAAATCGGACAGCTGGTTTAACTAAGCGATGTCAGTAACTTCAAGCCTATGATTCGTGAGTATAAAAAACCCTCTGTAGTAACAGAGGGTTTTGTTCATTCATAGTGCAGGGTTCAAATCATTCCCACTCAATTATTTACGAAAACCATAACCAATTGACTGATAACAACTTTCCTCAACCTAATTTTCACCGTACCGTTTTATATACCGTCACCGGAAATCAGTACCATGAAAAATGCCATGCTATCTTGTCAGGGTGTCATACTGTTTTTCGCAGACTCTTCCGGCTTCGGCTGCCCGGTCAGCATACTCTGCCAGTTGTCTGTTTCTCTCGAGAGATTTGCTGAGCACGTCGGCAAGCAAAACTCCGGTGTCTGCGGCTGACGTCCCAGCGCCGACAATGGCGTTATACTGCCTGAGCTGCTCACGGATGGCAAAGAGTTGTTGCTGCAACCTGCCAGCGCGAGCGGCAGCATCAAGAGCATCATTGCGCGCCTGGTCGATTCTTTGCTGCGCTTCACGTTCATTGGTCACTTTCTCCTGTTCGTAGTACTGACGAACTTTGTCTTCTTCGTCTTTGCGGTCTTCTTCCGCCTGCGCATACCCGGCATCGTACTGGCGACTACCGTGTATATTCCAGGCAACCACTCCGACGATGAACAGAGCAGCAAGCATCACCACGATAACCAGTTGTTTCCAATATGCTTTTACGAATGCCCAGATCATATAGCCAGCACCTTACTGGCAGTGACGTACCGCGCGCGCCGGTCGTCGATGCCGTTCCGGCCACCATTGATAATCAGAGTTACACGTACAATATCTCCGGTATACTTCATGCAGCCTTTGCTGGAGAAGAACCAGGCCGCGCTACGAGCCGCGTATTCGTCCTGTGCCAGCAGTTCAGGATTCTCCAGCAGGTCCACTTTCAGGCCGTTTCCGCAATCACGATAGTTATTCAAACCGGTAATCTGGATAAGTCCGCGGCCACGGTAATTCCAGCCATCGCCGGGGGCATTGTTCCCCATGCGTTTGCTGTACACCAGATTGGCAATCGCTCGCTGGCGCTCGAGTGGCAATGGTGGTTCACCAGCATGGCGACCCAGTGCATTAGCCTGCCCCTGAGTGAGACGCCCAGCCCGAACGAAGTTAGCCAGTCCGCTGACACTGTAGTTGAAATTCTCCTGCAACCTGGTGAAGCCCCCAGACTCATGCCCGACTTGGGCAATAAACATTGCCTGATCTTCTGCTTTGCTGATACCAAACTCTTTCATCGCAGAAGTTATATGCGAGAACCAGCGTGCGGCCAGCGCCTCGCTAATACCAGCAGCTCGCTGGAATTGTTTAATCTCCATGTTTAGACCTCGATATTTTGAAAATCTGAACAACGTTACCGCGTGTTTTAATAACCGCGGCAAGCATGACAGCGTTGATAATGACCTCAGATAAATCCACAGCCATTGGCGTGCGTAACCAGATTGCATAGACGACACGAACAGGAATACTGGCCGCAGCAACAATAAGGAAATAAGCAAGCCACCCTCCCCATCTTCGATGTTGAGAGCCGTTACGCCGGAATGTGACAACGCGAATTGCTATGCCAGTACAAATAACTGCATTGGTGATAAGCAAAAAAAACTCATGCGTTACCATCGTCTTTTCTCCCCGGAATTAAATCGCGTGGATTGTCTGAACGGTGGTAGAGCCATATACCAATACGCACAGCGACAATTGCTGACACGAATGCGCCAGCAGAGAAAACAATCCCTTTTTCAAAAGAGTCCTGCGTGATGGTAGGGATCAGGCTGGCTATGCCGATAAGAATTGATGCTGCTGGTTTGTAGAAAAGAAGTCCACAGAGAAAGCTAAGCATCGATAAGAGTACGCGACGATGAATTGGGTACTCTACCGCAGAGGTAACAAAAATTACCGCACCAGCAAGAGCACCGAGCGCCACCTCTGGCGGAACGCCTACGATAACTGCAGCAAGAGAGCTCACACTAAGCCATTGATTTAAAGAATCAGTAGTTAGATGGGCTGACATAATGAACACCGTTTATTACGCATAACAATCTCCTTACTATTGAAGATTCACACATAATAAACCATTTAAGGATAATAGTTACCTCAAAACGCTGTATTTCTACCTTCTACGGCAATGAAAATTTCGTTCAGAAAATGGTCTAGTGTACCTCTCAGTCACAATTAAAGAAGAAAGAAGCCGAACTTACTTCGTAATAAGCAAGCCGGCTACTAAGATTAATCCTCAATATTTAGCTACTTTCAAGCATTGCAAGACGTGATTCTATTTTTTCGATTCTTCTACGCAAATAAGCTGACTCAAGCCATAAACACTGGTCAGTACGGATACCCCACCTATTTCCAGCCTTGCAAACCAGAGTTCGCTCTTCTGTTTCGTATTCTTCTTCCATCTCAATTTCGACGCCATCCACAACTTTAGTGATCATCCTTACCGCCATCACTGGCGCGTATTTATCATCCCATTCATCGTAACAGAGAAGGCCAAATCTGGTTCCATCAATCCCATGCGCGAGGAAAGTGTCTCTCACTTGTTGTGCTATAACACCAAAATGCCAGCGGGCACCATCTCCCTTTTCCCTGACGGCATCAAGCCAGCGAAAAGCTACAATCCTGATATCTCCCCATGCATCCAGAATTGCATCACCTTCATAACCACGAGACATATACAAGCTGAGCTCACTTGTACTAATCGGTTCACTTTTTTCTCTACCATCTGATGTGTTTATCGAACCGTTCGCAGAATAAACCTGTGCCCATCTAAATGATGGTGCACCAAGAGATTTGCTGTTATCAATAATTGGTGAAAAATTACCTTTAATGGCAATATTTCCAGAGTCGCCGAGTATATTAATAACTGCAGAGTCATCACCATGGTTTTTTACGCTTAAGTTTCTTGATGAAATATTTATATCTTTGTTATATCCACTAACATTAATCCATCTTTTACCATCAATGTGATACCCGTAAATATTTCCGTCTGATTGTTCGTCAGGTGACTCTCTAAGAACAATAGCATCTGCTCCAGACGACCATTGTATTTTTGTATCTGTAGGCCTCCAGTTCTTTATAATGAACGAACCATCAGTAAACTCCGTTTTTATTTGTCTATTGTCTACAAATGCGTCTCTTGGTTTAAACTCACTTGTGTTAACGCTGCTCTGAAGATCAGAAGCAAAAAATCTAAGATTTCCTGTATAACCCTGAGTCTCGGTCTTGTTATACGCAATCATAATTCCATTTTCAAACTCAGATGATGTTATTTTAACATCACGGCAATCACCAAAAATGCAATTTCCTTTATCAAATGTTGTTTGAGCTTTGAATTTATCAAACCTTAAATTACGAACAGGGAAACCATCAACCTCTAATGCAAAGGATGCAGGAAGGCCAAAGTATTCTGATGGCTTACCTGATGTATGATCAAGAGTAGTGGCTACTGTATTCTCAAAAACAGTCCCGCTAAAATTATTACCAATTGACGGAAACCTGATTACACTTATTGTACCTTGTATTTCAGGAGAAATACCAGATAGTGTGATGTTAGCTCCATCAAATGATGCATCTGAATACGTATATACTGATTCACTGCCAGCAATTTTAAACTGTTTAACTGAAGTTATTCTCATCGACTTTTTATGTTTAAATGTCACTGAGCTTTCAGTATTACTTACAAGATCAATCTGAGGGCTATTCCTTATCGCGATCCCTGACTGGACATAAACGTTATTAAAGTGCGTTTTTTCAGGATTTCCCTTCATTGAAAGGCTCCCGTCATTTTCTGTCAGTAGTAGTCCTTTTACCCTCCAATAGCCGACAATCTGTACGTTATCAATAACTGAATCACAGCTATCGTATACATGCAACCCTATATCCCAGTTATCACCCAATGAATAAGAATCAGGGTTATTGTATCCTTCAATACCATTTTTACTTACCATTATTCTCAGATTGCGTAACTGTGATGCCCTGTTGATACTAACAGCTACGCTCATGGCTTTTGGTGTAGCAGGAGTAACACCTACAGAATCTTCATTTGTAAACTCAGTGAACTTACAAGATATCCCTTCAACAATTTTAACTGGTCTTTCATTAGAGATGTTAAAAAAATATTTGTTTTTTTCTCCATCACCAGTAAATACAAGATGGGTTCCTTTACTCCAACTTTTTAATAATCTTTCAGGCGCTGGTCTATATGTATCCCAGTAATCAATTCCATCACCAATTAATGAAACTCCAGGAGGCACATCTATATTCTTAGAAATCATCCATTTACCTGCAGGTATTCTAACGACACTTGCACCAGAATTTATCGCATTAATTAACCATTCAGACGCATCAACTTCAAAATTTAATGCAGCATATCTTTGCTCAAACGGAACAAAATCAAGAGCGTTAACGTTATCCCGCATCTTATCCTGGAACGTTCGGTATACTGCTCCAGAACCATACTGAATAAACCAACCAAAACCACCAATAACTCCGGCGATTGCAGCATCGACATAATTACGCATTGAGCGATTATTTACAGCGTCCTGCTCAAGTGATGGATCAGCAAGGTTAGATATTCTGTTTTGCTTTGCATCGTAATATTTTGCAAGCAAAGATGGTTTCATCAATGCACGTCTGAACCACCCAAAACATTGCTGGATCAGCATCGTCAGGTAGTCAAAAGCATCTTCATGCACTTCGGGGAAAAATTTACCCTGATTGCGAAGGTCTGTCTCCTGCACTACATCAAGCACACGATCTATCGTAATTCGCCATCCAGCAGCAAGCGGAGACGGAAGAACAACAGAACCGCCACTATAAGTGCCCGCCCCAGTTACCGTATAACCGGTATCCAGAACCAATTCTGTTACGTTCCCGTTCAGGTCAGACACCTGAACAACCAGGTCGGATTTTTTGAAAATACGGAAGGTATACGGAAATGATGTCGTAGCGCCGTTACCAGTGTATTCGTTGTGGTCAACTTCGGTTGAGACCGTCATGTTAAATCTCCAGATAGTCGCAGCACCCGTTGCGCCGCATATCTGGTTATTCTATTACCTGAAAAACCATATATGGATAGATAACCCATAAATACGAAAAGATATTACCTTTCAGGTGATTTGCAAAACGTGCTGGATAGCAAACAAATTATTTGATACTGTATATTTATACAGTTATTGCATGGAGAAGATAAGATGCAGCAGTATCACTATCCACTGGAAGACGGATTTACCGAAAGGATTCACACGCCGGGAGGCGTCAGGTCACTGGTGGAGGGATCGCACTTGATGAAATTACTCCGGGATCTCGATAAGGATGGATTTAATGTCGATGGCCCACTTGCCGAACTGACTGCACTGATTAACTACGTCACCAGCTCACAGATGTCTATGCAGGATCTGCAAACACATCTCGACTATTGTGCCGAACAATTACGAAAACAAACCCGGTAAATTTAAAGGCCGCAAGAGCGGCCTATCGTTTCGCTTTGTGCTCATCCCAGCACGTTTTGCACCATGCCATTAAGCCGTCCGCATTTTGATTATTAGGGTAAAAGCTGGTTCGTTTTCTGCGGACATTACAAATTGGGCACCACTTCATATGGCGTGTATTCTTTGGGCCATCGAGACACCTTGCACACCACTTAGTCAATCCATCTGGATTTTTTGACGATTTCCTGAATTTTTCATATGGAAGGTTTATTCTGCATCGCAAGCACTGCTTGCTACCACTTGAAACTCTGTTAGCTGATTCTTCTTTTGGCGGCGATGCAGAAGGTATTCTTGCTGGCTCTGATACTGCCTGAGGTGCTTTTTTAGATGACTGAGACGATATGTCATCACCAGGGAATCTTCCATGATATGCCGGACGCGTTGACACTCCAGGTGGAAGCTCAGCTGTAAACGGCTTTGGCTGAATCAGTTGCCTCTCTTTTGCTAACTCCTGCTGTTTATAATATGTCTGGATTACCGCACTATCATAAGCAGGAGGTGCGGAAATATTAGGCGCATTACCTCCAGTTTTTTGAAACTGAGTAGAGGTGTGTTCTATCACCTGTGTACGATTAATCGTTATCTCCCCATCTTCGGTCTTTATCGTTTTGTTATGATTAACGACCGTACGATCAGAGATCTTAGTCTTGTTCTGGTTGATAACGTAAATAATCACCGCAACCACACCAACAACTATCCAGAAAACTTCCATTGCTTTTCCTCACAATAACATTACCTTAAAGGTAATATCTTGCTTTCAGGTGATCAAGCGTTAAACGCAATCAACCAAATACGGTTGATTTTAATATTTCTTCGCGTTTATCATTACCTTTGCGGTAAATTTACATCGCACTCCTCTTGTGCCATAGTAATCGGGCACTGGATTTTGCCAGTGCCGGGATTGGCGTCCCGGGTTACTACAGAGGCACATATGCCGCATAAGCGGTTTTTTTATGTGTAAAGCGCACCTATTCTATGGTGGGCTGTGTGGGGGCACCGAAAGGTGCGCCGGGTCCTTTGTAGCCGGTTACGCCAACCCTGCACAGTTCACCACCAACCGATTGGCGTCGGTAGTGGTGATTAACCTAACTACAAAGGTGATCACTATGACTGCTAACGTAACCCCATCTGTTTTTCATTTTGAATCAGAGGCAACCATTCGAGCCATTGTTATTGATGGAAATCCTTGGTTTGTTGCCAAAGACGTTATTAAAGCTCTTCAACTGACAAACCCCACTATGTCAATAAAATCTCTTGATGATGATGAAAGGGCTAAATTTAACTTAGGCCGTCAAGGCGAAACCAATATTATCAACGAGTCAGGCCTCTACACACTGATCCTCCGCTGCCGCGATGCGGTGACACCAGGCACTATCCCCTACCGCTTTCGTAAATGGGTTACAGGTGAGGTTCTTCCTCAGATCCGCCGCACCGGAAGTTACATTAAAAACTCGCTCCCGCAGGAAGAACGCATAAAGATGGTTGCCGACCAGGTAGCCAACGCCACGGCGTCAGCAGTAATGCAGGCGATGAAGATAGAGAACAAAACCTACAGTGCCCCGCTGAAGCCCGGCTACCGCAGCCTGATTCACTCGCCGTCTGGTGTTCTCGGCCTGACGGAGAACTCACTGCTGATGAATCTGCTGAACCAGTTACAGGAAGACGGGCACGACGTATCGGGCGCGGCGGCAGAGCTGACCACCATGTTCTGCTACATCGTCGGTGTGAGCAAATGCCTGCGTGATATCCAGACGCACGCGGAGTACATCAACGACAAAGCAGGATTCTTCTGACAGAACGGCGGCACATGGATGTGCCTTTAAATAATTCTGTACAGATTGCAGACTGTTGGTGAATAGCGTACTATTACCTCAAGGGTAAACGGATTGGTTTCATTTTTATTAATCCGTGTAATGAACTTATGAGATATGAGGTAATGTCATGCGAAACGAAAAATTGCAGATGCGTAGAGCGCAAGCTGCCGCAAGACGTTCTTTCAATGGAAGCGTAGAGTGCGTAAAAGTTACTATGACAAAAGATCACGCAAGTCGCGTATCCCGCGCTTTCTTTGATTCTCGTAACAATAAGGAAAATTATGAGTTCGTCTGCGTCGCAGAATGATAAAAATCAAATTGTCAGATATAAGGGTCGAGTATTGCATACGCAAAATTTCTCGGCCCTTTGTGCATCTGATCTTGAGCTGAAGAAAGTATCTGATGCCTTTACCCAGTATTGGAAAACGGGATACCATCCATCTCTTGGTAAAGATGCTGCATTTGCTCGTCCGACAGAAATGCTTAAACTAAATGTCAGGCATACTCATGTCGATAACCAAGACTATATTCCAGAAGATAGTGATAAAAAACACACTGGTAAAAAATCATCTTGGGATGCATGGAAAAATATAGCGTCTGTGCAAGTAAAATGCATACCAACAAGTGATTGCTTTTTAGTTTATTCGGTAAATCACAATCGTGATGCGCTGGTTATGTTTTTTGTTGACGCAGATGCCCACAACATAACTGAGCAAGAAGAGTTTAAAGAGGCAGCAATCACTATCAGTTATCAATTCTTTGAGAAAACAAAAACAGAACCAATGCCTTTAGAAGAAGATCTTTTTTCTGATAAATGGAAGGAATAAGCCCGCGTTGCGGGCTTTTTTGTGTCTGCGGATTCCCGCCCGGGCGGCGGTGGCATTCGTTAAAAACAAGGCCGCGAAAGCGGCCTGTGACATGTCACGCTCACGTTATGACAAGCCTATGTACCCTGCTACACCAGATAATATCAAAATAACTGCAACAGCAAATTCGCCATCGTCAATGATACATTTACGGTTCATAACGCCAAGTGCAACAAGCGCAAACACAACAAGAATAAAAGCAATCATTTCTCATCCTTATTGCGGAGTGACATCCTGTGGTCGCCACCAGTATGTCTGGTTAAACTCTTTCTTCGAACGTTGCTCCATTTTACGCAAATAGCCTGGTGAAAAATACTCCTGCATCTGGTTAAAGATCATGTGATCGAGAGCCGCCTTTAAGTACCAGAGATTCGCACCTGGCATCAAACCTTTCCCCAGCTTCACCAGATCACCACCAGTCTGCTCACTCTTCCCTTCCACAGCATTTAACGGTATGCCCTGAGCAATCTTCACTACGTCATCAACCAGACCAGCTACCGGGCCAAGCATCGACGCCAGCGCGCCGCTTCCGTACCTAGTGTGATCTGACAATAAAAAGTCACCGTAAAGGCCAAGACCACCACCTTTCAGTAGAGCACCAAGCCAAAATTTAGCAGCATCTTCTCCTGTCATCTCGCGAGGATTACGACCAGACGCAAGGTCGTTAAGTTGCTGCGACAAAGCGCCAAGAATGGTCGTACTGGCAATAAACGTCGCAATATATGCCGCACGCCCACCAGCAGACGGCATACCCATAGCGCGTGACCAGTGACGCATAACTACCGAGATAGGGAACGATTTAAACAGGAAAACACTTCTCGTTAATTCACCTTTCCATGTTCCACGCTGAATACCAGAACCGGTTATCAGTTGCTCACGTGCTCCCGGTGTAATAACAGCCATATCAACTTCTTCAGTTACGGCACCGAGAAGTTTACGCATTGCCTCAAATTTCACGCGTTCAGGCTCACCAAGATGTTTAACTGCTGAATCAGGGATACGCATAATGCTTTCCGGTGTCAGCATCGTATTATTGCCGTTCCCCCAGTCCTCCTGTTGCGCCAGCTTCCATACGCTCCAGTCTGTTTCAGTAATCCCTTTGCTTTTCAGGATACGAAAATCAGAGTCATCGAGGCTACGAAGGTCTGGTGTCCGTGACACTACCTCTCCCAGGCTTCCCATCATTGTTACGCCATAGGCGCGCTTGTGCGCATCTGACCATGCTGTAAGCCCACTGGCACGCATTACCGCCGTTGCCGCCCAACGAGACACAGACGGCCCCATATTATCCATTGCCCAGCGGTTAACACTGCCAAGTAGAGATTCCATCGCCAGACCAGCGCGGCGCGCCCGCGCAAGCTCAGTACGGTTCGTTGGGTCCATAGCTTCAAGCTGGTTGCGGAATAACTGGTTCATTGGAAGGTTGGTCACCTTCGCAGACAGATACATGGTTCCAAGATCAGAGAACGATGACAGCAACGCGGATCCTAGTCGGCTGGCAACCAGCCAGTTGCGGATATTGTCAGACCAGCGCGCGATGTGCGGATTCGCTACAGGCTGTGTCTTTCCGGAAATAAAGTTGTACAGATTCTCTGTGTTGTTCGCCAGCCGCTCGACTTTACCGGTTTTACTCGGGTTAGCTGTTGCCGTTTCTGCCTTCACCTGATCAAGAAGAGAGCGGAAAACATGATCGGGGTTTGGGCCATATGTTTCCACCAGTGCAATATCTTTACTGATACCTTCCAGGTGACCGACCATGATTTCCCATAGAGAGCGATCGCCATAAAGTTGCTGATATTGCAGATAGGAATCTGCATCTTTGAAATGTATCTGTCGTGATGCATTACCCCGGTTAGCACGTGCGCCGGAAATTCGCATTCCGGTATCAGTAAGCTTATTCAGCCCACCAGTAGCGATCGTGTTATAAGCCTCTCCAAGAAATGCAGACAACTCGGCATCGTTCATCAGTTGTCCATCGACTCGGGTATAATATTTGCGATCCAGCTTACCTATAACATCGCTAACCCACTTATCCTTTGATACCGCCCCAACCTTTTCCATAGAATGATGTTGAGGGATCCCCCAGTTTTCGAGATAGCCAATGTCCCCACCAGCATCATTAAACCGGCGGCGCAGTAGCTCTGTCACTTCTCTCCACGCCTTAGCACCTTTTCTTGCTTTAGCATTGCCAGTATTTTGCCCTCGCATTTCATATACCAGGTCACGCACGCCAGCTTCATCTTCAAACAGGCCAAAAAAGCGAGGATCAACTGCTTCAAATGCCTCCTGCAATTGACTCAATGCATAATCACGAGTGGCTTTTGTTCTGGATTCAACAGAGAGGAAATTCGATTTACCGTCTGCATTAAAAGCAATAGTACGGTTAAGAGCGCCAAGTTTCCCATCAGCCCCTTGATAGCTATTGATAAATTTATCCAATCTCTGACGTGCGGCTATAGTGAGAGCCACACGACGTTTCTTTAATGCCGCTTCTCGCTGTAATTCTTCAGATGCCAATTGTGCTGCACGATACAACCGTTCTGATTCGGAAAGTTGTCGCCACGACATCGGATCATCACGAGCAATGGAGCGCATATTTCGATAAATGCGGTCTTCAATGTTCTGTATTTCTCGCGCCGTTAACGTGCGCTGCGCCGCCTGCTGGACCGCTTGTATACATTCCTGTCTCATTTAATTTAACCTCTCAAGAAACACGCCACAGCAACATCAAACAGGCTGGAATCCTGTATTGCCTGCTCACTTTCCCTGTTCGCTTCATCCAGTACTTCACGCGCACTGCGCGATTGTGGATTACCATCATCATCCAGCACGGTGATTATCATGTCCGGAGATTCAAGCAGCGAGTCTTCAGCTATACGCAGATCAATATCTCCTGCCGGATCTGCCATCATTTTTTGTTCTGTCTGTTGCAATATCTTACCGGGCTCAAAAGGAGCTACTTCGTCTGGCGTCCTGACCTCTGCTGTTTTATAGAATGAAACAGCCTGAGCATTAAGTTCACTTTCAGCCTGCTGTCTCCGTGCCAGTTCTGCTCGAGCTTCAAAAAACTGACCGCCAGGCTCATGCGGTGCCAACGCGTTACGGGAAAATTCCAGGCGTTCTTGTGCCTGCCGGATTCGTTGGTCAATATCGCGAATTCTGGCCTGTTTATCTGATCGAGCACGAGACAAAGCTTTACCGCTACCAGTTGGCTCTTCTGCAAGAATTTGTGCGCGCTGTTCAGTGAGATTGTCGATAATTCGTTGGCTATTAGCGATTTCAGACTGGTAAACCTGTCTATCGCCACGCGACAAAAGCTGCGCGGCCTGTTCTTCAAGCAACCGATTTTCTATAGCGCGCGCCGTTTTTCCATCATCTACAGATGACAGAGCCTCATTAACTGCCTGAGAAAGCAGACTCTTGTGCCCAGGGATTTCACTGAAAGATGCAGACTCAACAATGCTGGCAACGTCTACAGGTCTCCCCTGGCTAACATCAGACATGGCTTTTCGCAGAGCCTGAATGTGAGAATTACGCGAAAGCACGTTGATCGGCACGCCAGGAGCAATATCAATTTCAGCATGATGAGCGGCATTCGCCGCCAGTGCAGCATCGATATCAACTGGTGAAAAATTTGGTGCGCTTGTAGACTCGCCGCGAGAGTTAATAAATCTGCCGACACCACCAAACGCCACCCCAAGAACAGCATCAATAGCAATTGCCTGTCGATCCAACACATCATACTGGTTAGCCATTTCGCTATAGCCACCATCACGAAGCGTTTTTGCAGTAAGCCCACGCTGTGCCATACCGAACGCAATATTTGTACCTGCGGCATAGGCAATATCTGGCGTTGCACGTACTGCTGTTGCTGCGGCGCGTCGCACTGAACTCTCACCCGTCCGCGCAAGCTGAGCCGCCACACCTTCCGCCAGCGCACCACCAGCACGTAACCCGAGGCTCATAGGGATCAGTGTTCCGGCACCAGCAGTAATGCCCTGCACTAATCCCGCTTCCTGCGCCGTCCTGAAATCAACACCCTGTGCTATCAGCCGTTCAAACTCAGAAAAACCCTGTAGCGAAGTTACCGCCGCTGCACCTCCGACAGGACCACCGAGCGTTGTACCGACAACAGCCTGCCCGCCCATATCGAACAACCCATAAAGAACCTGCCCGGCGGTTCCGGTTGTCGCGGCATCAGGCGTCAGCCGCTTAACCTGCTGCTCTGCTAGTTTTCTCTGCTCGGCAATGTATGAAACTGAAGTATCATTGAGCGAGGTGTTTTCGTTAATAAACTGAGCAATCGGGGATACGATTTTATCCATCCCAGCCCATAGCAACTGATCTGGCTTTGCCACCAGCCCGGAGTACAAACCAGACAATGCCGCTCCTACAGCATTGTCGAAAAAACCAACATCGCTGTTAAAGCCCGCTGGATTTGATGCTGCTTCGTCAAGTTGCTGATTCTGGTTTACTGGATTAAGGCCAAAGTAACTCATTGCGGAATATCTCCGGAGAATCTCTGACGCTTCTGTGTCAGATCAAGAACAACAGGAGAACCATCATCTTTCAGCAGATAACCAGTACCAAGTTTCACCAGGTACTGACTATCGCCGTAACTTTGCAAACCATACTGACCAGGCGGTGTTTTTATCCCGGTGCCGACAACTTGTTCATTCCAAGCCTGATTAACCTGCTTATCGAATTGCTCTGCAGACATTCCCCACGGCAAAAGGACATTCCCCATTCCGTTATAGTCATGCACGCCACCTGTAGCTACGTTAACAGCCTGTTTCCAGATATCAGTGTCAATTTCGCCTGATATCACGCCTTTTTTCGCCATCACACCAGCGTAATAGTCCTTTGCGATCTCGTATGCCATTGATGCCCCCTGAGCATCACCAGCAAATGCATCCTTCACCATGTCAGAAAACTCAAGGCGAAGATCAGCATCTTTAGGCATCGGAATACCTTTCGCATCATCAGTACCTTTACGAGCCGCCGCGCCAGCAAGAATTGTCTGCGCAGCGGTTTCAGGAGACACGGAAACATCCGGATTAAACCAGTTTTTTTCTGCCAAAATACCACCAGGCTTGTCCATCAGTATCCCGGCAACGGCAGCAGATGGAGCGTTGGCACTGATCTGCTGTAGTGCTGACATATACACCTGCCCACCACCAGTGCTCTGCCTGATGGTATCGAGATATGCTGCCTGTTGAGAAACTGGAGCATCACGAAAGAAAACACCGATCTGATTGGCCTCGTCTTTGGAAAAGAACGTCAGTGGAGTGCCATATGACTTAGCAAGGTCACTGACCTGAGCGGCACGCAAGGCAACGCTATGTCCAAAGTTATCCTTATTGCTCATGTCGATAGGCTTTGCCTGTCCGGAGGCAAGAGAGAACTGCACAGGATCCGACTGCCGCTGCTTTATCACCTGATTTGCAGCCGAAACAACGTTGTCATAAAGAGCTGCGCGAGACGCATAACCCTCCCCTGTCTCACCAGTATCCGGGCGTAATTGCTCAACATATGCTGTAATGCTGCTTGTCGGCATGTTGCGGAAAGAGCCTATATACTGTCCGGCGATCTGCGTATTCTTAAACTCGGTATATCGCAGGTTTCCTTCTCTGACTCCATAAGCTGCAATAAAATCATCCTCACCAGGTGGGTTAGGAAATTCAACGCCACGCATATACGCAGCTGTCGCATCGCGAACCTGGCTGTCAATCATCGTTTTATATTCATCCTGCTGCTGCCGACGCAGTTGATCCGCCTGTCGCATAAAACTTGCCTGCGCCTCAGAAGATGCCGCATCGAATGCTGCATTACCGGTATAGCGTTTGGTGTTGGTTGGAATTGTTGATAAACCAAGTGCTGCACTGACACCAGCAGTTAACTGCTGATCACTGTATGGCTGGCTACCGTTCTCATGATGGATAATGGCTGCACAAAGCGCCTTCAGGGTATCAGGATTTGATGCATCGAGAGGCTCATCAGCAGAAACGCCAAGTTGTTCGCACACTGCTTTGATATACGACATAGTGTCATTTTTATCAGTGGGCGGTGCCCAGCGATTAATTATCTCGCTGACGGTATCAATACCCTGCCTATGATACGACATCAGGTTCCGCCCTAATGCACGAATCCCGTGTTCAGGTGTTTCGAATTTAGCAAATCGACCATCATCACCGGTCTGGCCTACCCACGGATTAGTTTTGCTGTATTCGAGATTTCCTGGGTTATTGTTGCGTATGCCACGGGCACGATCGGAAGAGTCACTATCGGCTACAGCACGGCGAGCTCCAGCAGCAGTATCACTTAACTCGCCATTACTTTGGATGAATGCGGTCGCATTGTTTGCCGACCACTGGGACAATGCGGCATCAGCAACCTTCTCTTTAAACTCGATTTTCTTGGCCTGGATTTGCTCGTCGCTCCAGCCATGCGCAATGCCGTAATCCTCAATTTGCTGGAAAGTTTGCTTATTAGCCAATACGTATGCGGCGTTGTCGCCATACAATGCTGCGGCATTTTTACCATTGTTCAGCAGCGTAGCCTGAAACTGACCTTCTTCGTAGGCATTTATTTGCCCTATCTCGTGCCGCCCGGCCTGCGTAGTGAACTGAATACGCTGCTGCTGCGCCTGCTGCATGAAAGCATTACGAGCCTGTTCATCCGGCAGCGACATAGCCAGTTGTTCGACCTGAGCATCAAACTGCTGCGTATACTCCTGACCTTTTCCAATAGCATTTTTCCCTTTCAGGTTAAGCAAACCTGTTTCAGGGTTATTCAGCAGATCGCTGCTTATCTGGCTTAAGCTAAGAGAAGCATCCTGAGCCATAGCAACATTCGCGCGCTGTTTTGCCTGCGCAATAATACCTGCATATTGCTCTGCAACATCGCCAAGTACATCACCGACATTTGGTGTCTGAAACGATGAGAATCCCTGCGTCGAAATCCCTCTGCTCTGAACCTGACGGCCCGATGTTGTTGGTACAACTGGCATCTTATTATCCCCTTATCGACCGGTTGGAGTGCCAACAGCAGCAGAAATCGGCGCAGCCTTCTGAGAGAACGGGCTCCACGTTCCGCCGCCCATCTGGTATGCACCGTATGCTTTTAGTGGTGCCGTTAACAAAGTGCTGGTCATCGATGATTTAGCAGCCGACTGAGCAGCAGCCCCCTGTGCCTGAGCATTCATTCCCTGAACCTGATACCCATATGCCTCACGCTGAGCATTATTCACTGTCGTTAACGCATCAAGAGTGCCGAACTGAGCATTATCCGCAAAAACGTCAAGAGCTGTTCCGCTACTTAATTCCGCACCGGTAGCCCCCATAGTGGCCGCCGCAGTGCCTGAGCGTTGACGCATTTCACGACGACGCTGATCCGCTTCAATATTCCCACGATTGATTGAATCCTGTGCCTGAACTTCAGCAATTTCAGCATTCCGATCAGCTATGGCTGACTGGTATTTTGCCTGCTTGCTCTGGCTGTACATTGACGCGGCTGTGGATGCCACTGTGACGGCAACCAAAGCGATGGCTGGGTTACACATTATTTTCTCTCCATGTGAAATCTGTGGAAATTAAGACCAAGAGCACCATAAGGCGCGGCTTCTTCAAGCCTGAATCCAAGCCAGTGCAGCCATGCTTTGGCAACATGGTTTCGCTCGTCGACGTAGTTTTCCAGGCGCGGATAAACTGCCAGCATCTGCTGCAATACAGGGCGGCAGTGGCGAAGAAATGTCTTCTGATATTTTTCAATACGGCTGGTTCCGACCAGCCATGGCGTACCATTGCCACCGATCATTGACGCCGGAGATACACCAAACATGGTTACCAGTTCTCCGTTCGCGAACCCTGACCAGGCCATAGTCGCAGTGCGCAGACCAACGCGCAGCGCATCTTCGGTAGTCATCAGCGATACCGCATACAGTTCGTCAATATCAGCCTGACGAACATCCGGCAAAATCATCTGAAGATGCTCTTCGGTAGCGGGAATAATTCGAACATCGATCATCAGAATCCCCCAACAGTAAGGCGAGGAATAACGGCAAGAACAGACAGTGGCAACGGGTCAAGCTGACGGATTCTTACACGTCCGTTTTTGCCCCAGTTACTGTCCAGTTTCACTTCTACTTTTCCGGTAGCATCATCAACAGAATCATCGTAGAACTCGAATTCACGCTGTGGATATTCGTACCATTTACCGCCGGGCGTAGTCGCCCAGATGCCGCGACTGGCATTCACAACCAGAGTAACGGACGGGATCACCTGTTTTTTGTCCAGCAGCGTTTCCTGTCCGCTAATGTTGATATCCAGTGTTTCGAATTCAGCAGTTATTGGCAGGCCGATGTGCACAACAGCCCCCGGTGATTCCAGCGTGACGGCACCTCCGGAAACCACTTTCTGTGGTTCCACGTTCGCATCAGAGAGAATGTTTACGGTCTGGCCTTCAAGATGAGACATGCCTCCAAATGTCCGGCGCGCCATCTGCCAGTTCGTGGTGGCCGCATTCCTGAGGGATGGCGGGACGTTCCTGTTAGCACGAACCACTACAGCGGTATTGCTGGTTACAGAAATAATGTCGCAACGTAATTCTTTTGACACTTCATCGCCAGTATCAGGATCAGTTCCGGTATAAGGGAACTGTAGTTGCGCACCAACATCACTACTGGTGAAGTACGCACCACCAGAAACACTGATTGTATATTCCGCGCGGTAATCCCATTCACCAGAACCACCAGTGATGGTCATCGTTCTGTCAGACGTATTTCTTCCATCATAGCTAAGGCCAGAATCAACAAAGAAAGCATCTTCATCGCTGGTAAATAAACGGCTGGACAGTCTCTCGATGTATCTCACTGTTTGCCCGTTAACGGTTCTGTTAACGACGAAATACACCGCATCTTCATTGCCTTCGCTGATACTGCATGTGCTTTCATATTTTCCGGTACTGGATTGTGGTGCCCATGCAAAAACCTGCTGATCACGCAAATAGGTCATCACCAGTAATTTACCGTCATCACGAATGCAGAAGGCGCTGGAGTAAGGGACAATCGAGAAGCACCAGTCAACAATGCTGTGCTTCTGAAAAAGATGATTGGCAAGGATGGTCAGGTCGTTCCCCTGATAGCCGTCAACATCGAATGAGTAGGCCAGATCACGGACAACACTGCCTTTCTCCTGGACGAACAGAGCAATATTCGCCACGGCAATTGGTGGGACATTGCTCGAGCCATTTGATCCCTGAGAGCTGAATGCAAATGATGATGGGGTAAGCACTTTGTTCTGGTCGCCAGTGATGACGTACTCACCTCCGGAAGTCAGCGCCACCAGCGAACCAACATCAATCAGGTGACGGATCTCATTAACCTGACGCCCGGCATAGGTGTAGATAATTCTGTCGTCATCCTGCGTAGGATTGCTTTTGCCAAAATCCTTATAATCCCCGGTACGGCTGGCCCAGATAGTCTGAGGGAACGCAGTCGATGCGGCGAAGTAAAGGCGTTGTTGATAATAAACAACAGTGCCAGGATAACCGTTAATACTGTTCCAGGCATATTTAGCCCATTTATAGCTGGCATTATCCTCGCCAACTACCTGCGAAGGGATATAGGAAATCACCTCGGCAGTTGCAGTAGTTCCATTTGCAGCAGAGATACGGGCAATGCCAAAACCACTGTGCAGATACTCCCACTCAATGCCGGTATCATCATCACCGGATCCGCCCCAGCCATCCCATGATGTGCCTTCTGTATGCGAAGGGCGCAAAGTGCCTGTTTTGCCTGCTGTAACGGCGCGATAGTAGTTACTGTCTGCACGGCGAATATCGCCAATCGACGTACTCTTACTGGTTTCCCATACCGGCACAGAATCCACTGCAGGCTGTTCCAGATAGAACAATTTGCCTACCTGCTCCGCGCCAAAAATTGAGGCGCTTGCCGTTAACGTAATTGTCCCGGTGCTGGCGCTGGCATAAACCGTCACTGACTCGTCAATATTGATATCTTCAAATGGCCCGTTCTTCGTTACCACATCAACCAGTTGCCAGTTGTCATGCGCATAGCGGCGCAACTCTTTCGGCGGGTATGCCGGATGAACCAGCGTAAGCACGTCTGCGCTTTGCGTGAATTTAATTCGGAACAGATCGGCTTCAGTATATGGCGTGGCAATTTCATAAATAACATTGCTGCTGTTCAGCACCAACGCACCATCTTTGATAACGCGCATGTACTGGTGTCCGAACTCCAGAGCATAAGTCTGAACCGTCGAGAACTGGAACGGGATCAGGCGGCATTTCCGATTTGGGTATTTGGCGGCACCGACAAAACGCGTACCAGGTCGATTCTCAACGCCGCCATACTGCCGCACGATAAAGTTATCGCACTTGCGCAATGCCACCTGGTACTTCGCCATGTCGATACGACCGTACAACGACGGTCCAATCTCACCACCGGCAAAGCTGGGCTGGATCCAACTGATAGCCATCAGGACAACCTCGCAATGGTAAACTCGTCAACCGGTGGCTGTGGTTCCTGTGATTCATTCTGGCTATGCGAGCCAGCACTAAGAATCACGCGATTGTACATATTGAGGGCAAACGTACCGAGGTCTGCATTCCCAGTGAGCGCCATGTTAATAGCTGCCGCAAGACGCCAGGCCAACGCCTCCATAAAAATGGCATCAAACATGTTCACATCTGAAACGCGAGAGACATACTTGAGCCATGCCTGCGGCTGGTCTGTGTAGATCAACTTTCCTGTTCCGTTGGTGTCTGCACCAACTTCGTACTGAACGCGCATTGCTGCTGTTGGATTGCGTACACCAGGAAGCATAATTTCAGTAATGCGCAGACAATCGGACGGGTACTGGTACGCATATTCCCAGTCAGGCGGTGGATTGCTCGTATCTGCAAGCGCCACGCGTTTGGTAGCAAAGTTCCAGTCAAAATCAGAAAGAACAGCATCACGGCAGGCCTCAAAGTGCAGCGAACATTCCCCCGCTTCCTTGCTGGCTTCCGTCAGGCTGTTAATACTGCGGCTGTTGCCAATATTGGACAGCGCACGATTACAGATCTCTACTACAGAGGCCATCACTCACCTCCGTTACCGTACAGAGTTTCAGCCGCTGATTTTTCTACATCCCTGGAAACAGGAGCGATCGCCATATCAGTGATCTGCAGATCGGCGCTGCGATTAACACCATCGTCAGTTTCTCTGGCAGACAGGCCTCGAATAACAGCCTTTGCAGTTATCATCACTTCTGTTCCGACGCCCTGAGGTTGCGCCTTCAGCTTATTCAATGTGTCGTTATTAAGAGTGATGCACAGCTCCCACGGGTATTCATCGCGAGTTCTGGTTTCTCCGCTCTCATCCTGGTAGCTGTCAGTGCCGGTTTTGAGGTTTACGAGTTCCATATACACTCCTGCAATAAAGGGGCCGAAGCCCCTTGTCGGATTCGCGAGGCTTACACGCCCAGTTCTTTACGCTTATCTGCGATCTTCTCTCGGAGCGTTTCGGCTTTAGCGTTATGGTGTGGCTTCTCGTTAAAGAGCAATTCGTACTCTTCACGGAGCTTATCCAGTTCACCATCATCTGACACATCGTTGATGATTTTGGTGCTGGTTGCTGCCATAGACACCTTTCCTGCTACCTTTGCTTTTGCCTGTCTGGCTGCATCGTTAACAGGTTCCAGTGCGCTACCAGGCTCACCTTCGTATTCGATTTCTGCCCCCTCCGGCCACAGTGTGTTATGGATATGAGAGAGGCGCAGAACGCGGTATCTTGGTTTCTCACCTGACATCGATATCACCTTAACCAGTTACTTTTGAGCGGATCGGGTACGGCGTATTGGCATCAACATCCAGACTGATACCCGCAGTGAATTTGCCGGCCGTTAGTGGGCCAGTTGCGACGGAGTAGTTAACACGCAGATATCGCTGAACACCGGCTGGCACCTTTGCAGAAACAACTCGCTTACCTGCTGTCAGGGTGGCCTTTGCCAACGCACCACTATCATAAATAGTGGTCCAAGAGCTGTTATTCTCACTCGTCTGCAACTGGATGTTTACAGTTGCCTCACCACTTGCCGTGGCGGCTTCGTTAACCAGCACCCAAAACTCAAGCGGGTAACCCACACCGATATCGCGACGGTTTCCATCAATTGGACCGAGATCGATTACGTCAGTAGAAGCCGCGGTATTCGTAACCGCCTGAGCTTCGGAGAACATCAACAGTTTGTCGGTGATCATCTTCTTTCTCCATTAGTGGGTCTGTTACGACCCACAGGTTAATAACAGGCGTTACACCACGCGGGCTTCTGTTTCCAGAAGCGCATCAGTTTCACGGATTGGTACACCACGGAATGACGTCCACCACTCGCCTTCAGTCTCTTTTACGCTAATCGCCAGAGATGTTTTCTCCAGAGACTGCAGATCAAGAGCCTGGCCTACAGTGCGGTTCATGTAGAACACCGGGCGACCCATGCCACGGTTTGGAATGCGATGCAGTGCTTTAACCATCAACTTCGCAATATTTGCGGCAGAGGAAGGTTCTGAAAGATTGCTGACATCGATGTTTGCAATGCGAACAACATAACGCCAGTCACGCAGAGCAAGTCCGTTGTCCCATTTGTAATGGGTACGGTAGCCTTCGTACTTGCCGCCATTAGCATCTTCCAGTGTCACCTGGCCTTTATCTTCCATCTGAATGCCAGCCTTCTGCCCTTTCGGGAAGATGCCATGCACGGTGTTTTCGCCCCACACCACTAACCAGATTGAGGTGTTATCTGTGCCCGTGCCACCAGCATCAATGATGTTCTGAGCATTACCTGCAGACAGGCTGGAATAGCGGGAGGACAGTCCCATAAACTGCTGAGGGTTAACGCTGGAATCACCATAAAACAGCGTCTGCGCCATCTGCTGATTCATCGCTTCAATAAATGCGCGGTCTTCAGACAGGCGGAATTCGGCGGTATTGCCGTTCAGATCAGCCAGTGACTTATCGACTTCAGCATAGGTTTCCAGCATGCCAACGGAATCGGTTACCTGCACTGTGGTTGATTTGCTTGGCTGTACGCCATAGTTCAGCAAACGCCAGGTAGCTGAAGGTAAACCAGAACGAATGGTGGTTCGGTGTCCGGTAGGAAGGTTCCCTTCGACAAAAGGCATATCCTGAAGGATCGGGTTAGTTTGACCGAGAAGCTCGATAATCTTATCGACTTTCCCGTTTGGATCGACGCGCTTACCCCAGTCAGCCAGCGTTAGCGCAGTTAAGCCTTTAACAGCCATTGTCATTTCCTCTCTTATTTGCCATAGAGCACTTCGGCCGCACTACGCTGGCCTTCATTACCACCGGTGACCATGCCATCTTCAGACATCGCCTTTCCGATTTTCACGAACGTTTTGACCAGGTCAGGGTGATTACCCAGTCCGGTGGTGTTCAGATATTCTTTGAGTTCAGGTGTCCCGAACTGGTCAAGCGCACGCTGTGCGGCGCTAAGGTTAGAAATCAACTTGTCGCCACCGATTTCTTTGTCAGCTTTTACATCCGCAGCCCACTGCTCGGTTGTTTTCTGCCAGGCTTCTGCCTGGCGCTGCTGAACACCTGCCAGAATCTTCGGATAAGCATCAACCAGCTTTTGCGCTTGCTCGTTGGTCAGGTTTAGTTCTCGCGCCACCGGCTCGAATTCCTTCAACGCTTCTGTATCCAGCTCTACGCCTTCGGCAGCCTGAAACTCGTACTTCTCAGGCGCACCCTCTGGTTTATCGCCGCCCTTTTTTTCATCCTGCTTATCGTTTTCAGGCTTTTTGTCATCAGCAGGTTTATCGCCATCAGAAACAGGTTGTGGCTTATCACCTTCCTGTTGTGATGGATCACCAACTGGAGCAGGGTTATCATCTGCATGCGCTGACGGTTCTGACGCAGCCGGAGCTGCCCCACCATCGACTTGTTGCTCATTGCAAAGACGGCGATACAGCAAACGCTCAAATAAACTCATGATCACTCCTGTTCACTGGCCTCTTTGGCCATCTTCAAATACTGTTCAGGGCAATGCGCCATAACGCGCTGAAACAGTTCCAGCGCCAGATTGCGTTGCCCCTCATTAAATGCCATTGCCATAGCATCCATCGGAGAGATAGCGGAAAACACCCGGCCTTTCTCCAGCACCGACCAGACAACGCGACGCCCCTGTTCACTGCTCATGACAAAGCGAATGTCATCAATTTCACGCTGTGCCATGTCACGTTGCTTACGGGCGTTTTCTTCTTTCAGTTGATCGTCTTCGTAATCTGTCATTGTGATTGCCCACCCTGACCACTAACTGCATTCGCCATAGCTGACAACACACTCGGATCCGAAGTTTTAGCTTCGCTTAGCGTCTTGGCCCCCTGTGCCGCCGCCATCCCCATCGCCATCATTTGTTGCTGCTGTTGTTGCTGTGCCCGTTGCTGGCGAGCCTGCTCAACCTGTTCCTGCGGAACAATGACGGTTGGAGACACTCCGGACATATCAGCGAATGCATCGATCGCCTGATCAACGTTGAGTTTGTCGAGAGCTTCTGGTTTCGCTTGCGCAAGTTGACCAATGAAGTTAACCGTGGACGCCAGACTGGACAGGCCGATAGACTTCTGCGCCTGAGCCATGACGGAAATGTATTCGACCTTCAGGGGCATGCCTTCCATCGCGTCAGGCGGTGGCGGCAGCATGTTTTTGCGCACCATCATCGAGAAAGCGCGGTCAATGAGAGGATTAAGACATTCGTCGTTCAGACGCTCCAGAACCGGCCCCAACATCAGAAGTTTTTCTTCTTTCATTTCGATCACCGCTTCAACAGGCATCGAGCGGGTATTGATGTTCTGCAACATCATGAACAGATCGACAAAGTAGGCGCTGTTAATGATTTGACGAGTGTCCTGAATGTCTGCCACCAAATCTGCTGTACTGGGGTTAACCAGATAAGCAGGCCTGAAGCCATCCTGACCAGTAATCTGATCGATATACGTGATGTCGCCAGGAAGAAGGGAGGCGCGCTGATTCTTGAGGGAAGTCGGAGCAACCATCGGCGGATTGGTGGCTTTATCAATCAACTGCGACTTGCGCTTCTGGAGAAGCTGCAATGCCTTAACAGGTCCAAGCGCCAGCATACCCGGGCATGATGATCCATAAACATCTTCGCCGTTAACTTCCCAGCGCGGAGCCATAATTGGAAACTCATCGAATCCGGACTCACGCAACAACTTGTCGTTATCTCCACCAACCTCGTAATAAACCGATTTGAATGGCTTGTTCTTGCTATCCAGCTTCGATGTATCGCGGTCAATGTTCGGGTAAACCGAATGCATCACTTCGATCCACTTCTCGTAGGTGCCGCTTTCCCACATGCTTTTTACGGATTCGCTGACGTTATTTAGCCCGAACTCCTGAACAAGCTGACGAACAGTCATAGAGAACTTGCGAAAACAGGTGTCAACACTGCCACGAGGTGAGTTAGCCAGGTAGTAACTGCCTATCGGGAATGGCATTGTGCGAATGATGTCCTCGTCATCCTCCAGCACTGCCATTGCACCAGTGCTGTATGTGCCGAGGCTTCCGTATAACTGCGGAAGAGACTGGTAGAGATTCGACTTATTGAACATATCGTTCATGCGGTTCTGAACTGCCTCAAGCCACAACTTAACAGGGCCATAATCCATCATTTCAGGATCTGGCGTAGCCAGGCGAAACCACGGACGCGCGGGGCTTGTGATGCCTGACATCATGCCGCTGGCGAGAGTGCGCGCCGCCATAGTCCCGGTCGAATCAATAATGCGTGTATTGCGCCGATCGTTACGGTTGGCCTCAGAAGTCAGAAAGCGGGAACCACGCGGGTTGATGTAATCACTCAACTCGCGCCAGTGCGGCTCGAACGACTGACGCTCGCTTTCAAGTTGTGCGAACTGTTTGTTCAATCGCTCTTTAGTTGTTTCCGCCATTTCAATGACTCCGGTTACTGACCAAGCAGCGTTTTACCGCTGGTATTAGCGGTTGATGTGTCGCCCTGAGAACCGGTAAGCAGCGTAGAACTACGACCAGCAGCAGCGCGACGGCGACGTGTTTCTTCGTCGCGGGCATCAACAACGGCAGCATCCTGCTCCTGTGGTGCTGCCTGAACTTCTGGTGTTGCAGGCACTGATGGTGAGCTACCCATGCACATATCAATGACTCCGTACGCAATTAAATTATTACCAATTTAACCACATATGATTTATTTATCGTAGATAGTTGACATTTAACGCGCGAATTATTACCTTTCAGGTAACTAAAGAGTTCATTCCGGTTACTAACCTGACTGGCTTGTCGTTAAATTGAACAGGTGGAGTGAGCTTTTATTTTGAGCAGTACGGCGTATGGCACATGCGACGATAGCGGTCTGGATACGTTTAAGGGGCACCCTCCCTTGCTCGGGCAAACGAACCAGGTAGCCGGAATGTGCAAGTCGAGCGGTTTTATTCCGCGCACGGGGATTCACCATCCCGGCGATTCGGTGTGACGCCTCGGAAGAGACGAGGGTACAACGATGAGAGCATTTATGGAGCCGCGACAAAGTGTGGTGCCTTAACAGGCTAAGTGCTCTCAGCGTTGTGGCATTAGCTCAGTTGGACAGAGCAACCGCCTTCTAAGCGGTTGGTCGCAGGTTCGAATCCTGCATGCCACGCCAGAATCACGCCTAAGGACCGTGATGCCAGAAGTTCCAGGGGCTTGGCGGTGATGGTTTCCCTTGAAGGACTATCACCGCCCTTTTTACAGCAGGACGCCATTGCGATGACTTCATGCTGTAAACCAGTACAGCCACGGAAGGCATAACTCATTGCTTCCAGTTCGCCCGGTTCGCCGGGCATTTTTTTAAGGTGAGATTATGAAGACAATTGATATGTTGGCTAAGTATCTAAATGAATGGCCATTAAAATATTCTCGTATCGTTCAGGCTGAAGACTGCGTTTTTTATGGCGTTTTTGCTGGTAATGAAATGCATTACGAAGTAATTCAGAGTGAGGGACTGACCGGGTTAACTCTTAGCGAAGACCATGGTACTAGCGTTACGTTCCATGACTGGATAACAGCACAACGTTCTGAAATGGAAAAAGGCGATGTGTTTGATATTTCTCGCTCTGTATACGCCAAAGAAAAAAGTGATGATGATTACATGCGCGAAAACTTATACAACATGAAGTTACAATGCCTGGCTGAAGTGCTTAGTAAAAGATCTTTACTTGATGTGGTTGGTGCTGAGCAGGACGCCAAGGCAATCAACGCCGCATTCGATAAAATAACCTTCTAACGCAGTGACATGTCACAAACAGCCAGCCGATGAGCTGGCTTTGTTTTATCCTCATCAGAGGATATCAACGACATTATCCCCACCAGCGGATTAAGCATAGGGATCGTAATCTGTGATGGCCTTGCCTTGCTGGTTCTGCTGACCGGGAATTCGCAGACGCTTCGACACAGGGAACGCAAACGTCAGCAGTAGCGCATCGCCTTTACCAGGAGAACGCCCAAGCCGCTCCTTGATATCTTCCTTCTGTTCGATAATGATTTTACCGTCCACGCGAACTTTGTACTCTGCCGCCGACAGGTCGTCCGCTGTTTCCTGGTCATCCAGCATGCCGCCCAGCCTCAGCCATGTCTTGCATGAATTGAACATCTCCCCACGCTTGTTGAGCATCTGCGGGTCAGTAGACGCGCCACCGAACGGAACAAGTTGCCATGTACGACCCCATCCGTCACCGATTGACTTCAAACCGGTTCCGTAACCGAAGTCGATGAACACCGCGTCAGCCTGATACTGGTCTTCAAAGTCAGCGATACGCTTTGCCATAATCAGATCGTCAGTGGTCTTGTTGCCAGTCCACAGCACCTTACTGTGCAGCCCCTGCCGCAGGTATATCACAGCGTCATCAACGCCTGAGTATGCCGGGTCAACGCCGATTATCACCGGAGCATGTGCAACCTGCGCAGCGGTGACCACCCGTTTCATTGCCTCGTCAGTAAGTCCGGTAGGGATAAACTGCAATTCAGATGCATCCGGGAATATGCCGCGCACACGGATTTTAACGAAGTCGCTGTCTTCCCCGTAGTCATCAACCCATTTCTGCAACTGCTGTTTGTTGGTGCCTTCCACCGTCCGGCTGTCAATCTGCGCAGTTTTCCAGCGGTGTTTATATTTGCGGAAACATTCGCGGAAACGTCCGGTATTACGCGTCGGGTTTCCGAACGCCACCCAGATAATCTCAGTGTCTTCGTCCGTTAGCGCACCCTCGGCAACTTCCCACACCAGATCCGCAATGTTCGACGCTTCATCGAATACCACGATGATGCGTTTGCGCTCGTTGTGTAGTCCGGCGAATGCCTCAGTGTTGTGCTCAGACCAGGGTATTGCGTCAGCTCGCCACCGCTTGTCGTGTCCAGGATCATTGCTGTACATCGCGGTAGCGGTACAGGTAAACCAGTCTTTCGTGATAGCAAGGTTCGACCACTTGATAATTTCCGGCCAGGTCTTCGTTCGTAGCTGGTTGTCGGTGTTGGCGGTCACCACAACCTTACAATCCTCGCAAGTGGACATGCCCCAGTTGATCAGCATTGAGATGAATGCGGATTTACCAATACCGTGACCCGAAGCGCGTGCCAGCATAAGCGGCTGATAGCGCGTCTCTGGATTCTGCAGGTGATCACGTATCTCTCGGAACGCATCAGCCTGCCACTGACGTGGACCGGTGGCATGTGCCAGTTCAGTCCCATCTTCCCCCCACGGGAACGCATAGAGGGCATAGCCAAGCGGATCGTGAGTGAACCCTGCAATATCCTCGATTAACTGCTCTTCAGGAGATAACGCTGTATCTGTCACTGATTACCATCCTGACGTTCTTTGAGTCGCTTCCTGGCTGCTGCTATGCGATCAGCAATTGTCACATTCACATTAACATCCAGACGTTCTTTGAATGCGTTGACATCAACATGCTTACCAATCAGCTCAAGGTTCTTCACCTTGTCAGGCCATTTAATTTTTTTGAGGATTGTCTCTATTGAATCCTCGTTCATGTTCATGATGGTCGATGACAGATCAAAGCCACTAAGCGTAGTGCGCCAGATTTTCGGCCACTCACGGATTGGTTTAAGGCTCCCATCGTCGTTGAGGATGTCGATCACGTCCATCTGGTCGATCTCCACCAGGCGCATGAGAACGTAATCAGCACTGACACGCATTCGTTTGTTGCGCTCCTCCATCAACTCGGCAATCCGTTTCTGAATGCGTTCATCGCGCATCATGACACTGGCTTTAACTGCCGCTGTATTTGGGGAGAATCCTGCGTTAATCGCAGCCTGAGTCTGGTTTTCAGGCGTTTTGATGTATGACTGGCAATAAGCCTCCTGCATTGCTGTGAGCGGCTTAAATTGCGTTGATTTGCGTTTATAGGTTTTAGGTTCAGCAGGCATCATAACCACCGTGGTAATTGTTACCGTTGTGGTAATAGTACCATGCAAAATAAAGCCGCCATAGTTGGCGGCAGTATTCAAAATCCATCAAATTCATCATGCATAATCTACTCGTGACATGTCACACTATTAATTTCGTTTCATGCCAGCCTTTAGTCACCCAGCATTGCGAGTCACCATTACACGGGCATGAATTAACTGGAACTCTCTCGCCGCACTTACCGCAACGTTTTCTGCTGATCGATTTTATACGCCCGCGCACGCGTGCATCATCCTGGCGGATCAGTAACGCTATATACTCACCAAATTCGTAAGGCGCACGCCCGGGGCGACGCGTGGCACAGTTACGCTCCAGCATTTCAATTTCCTGAGCATCAAGCACAATCTCCAGCTTACGCACACCAGATGCAGCTTGTCTGGCTCTCTGAGCGGCTTTGCGCTCTGCTGCTGATTTAGCCATCAATATTTACCTTTATCGCGAACACCTTTACCGGTTTATCACCGAAGTGCGGATGTGTGATTGTCTTGATTTCATATCCGTCATACGGGACGTCAATTCTTCGGCTGGAATCGTCGCGCTTCGGATATCCCTTTGTGATAATCAGGCGGTCATACTCCCGGAACATAATTCGCTTATTCCAGTAGTCATTACACAGGCGATACTCTTCCGTTTTCTCTCCACGAATCATGGCATCGAAGTATTCACCTTTGACGGCAAGTTGCAGGTTAGCCATTACCGCACCTCCAGTCTCCATACCGCCTGACCAATCCGGCTGGCATAGGTATCTTTGGATACTGCTCCGTCTTTAGCCAGCTCCATAAGAATTTTGCGCAAATCTGCCGAACGCCATTCTTCATCAGGAAATTCCTTCTCCATTGCCAACCGCAGATTCCAGGTTGCTATCGTGAATGGATATTCCCCGCCGAGAGCTTTATCTTGCAGGGCAGCCCGGGAACGCATCACCTGCAAAACCTTCTCTTTTACATCCATCATTTCGCCCCCTTCGGAGGTTCTGGCAACGTCATCCAGAACAAGACGTTCCCTAACCACGATAAAGTGCCGTCGCTCAACTCCACGTATTCCCCTTGCACCTGTCCTGCCATATACTCGCCGTGCTTTGAATAAATTAAAATCCAATCATCTTGAGGGGGCATTCGCTCACTACAGCTTATCCAACCATCCGGAATTACCGGAGAGTTGCCGGGTTCTTTAATGTGCAAGCGAGGCTCACCATCTTTTGGCTCAGGCCACTGGCGCTCCATGTTGATCTTCAATTTATCTTCCATAGCAACG